TGAAAGTCGAGTGGGATCCCTACGCGGGTCTCGGTGGGGATCATGCCCTCATCGCCGCCGATCCCAGAGACACCCTCGCCATCCGCCCTTCCCTTCAGCGCAACCCGCAGCTCTGGCAGGGCGTCACGTTCAGAGAAGAGCACACGGTCAATGTCCTCAAGGGTCTCTACCCGTCCAAGCAGCATCTGTTCAAGACCTCCAGCGACTCTGTTCTGGACTCGCTCAAGGGTCGTTTCAGGAACATGCTCTCGGCTATTGTTTCTCCCGCTGCTGATACTCTGTCCGGACTCTCCCGGACCTCCCACGCAGCAGCCACGAGTGCTCGTTCCGGACAACTCATCCTCTACCGCACGTTCCTGAACGACCAGACGAGAAACCTCACGTTGAAGCCGATCCCGATGGGGGATCCGACCTCTGCCGCGGGATACATCGTCCAGCCGGGGCAATTCCTCTACCCGCAGAAGCGGTTGATCGTCTCGACTCCGGAAGCGGTGGTCTTTGACGGACCCTCCCCCTTCTGGCATGGGATGTTCCCCTTCGCCCGTCTGAAGCTCTGGGAACTACCGTGGCACTTCCTCGGGATCTCGCTCCTGCACGATCTCATTCCCCTGCAGGATGCGATCAATGAAACCGCCAACGACATCAAGTTGGGGATCAAGCAGTGGATGGAACCGTCGGTCAAGTTCGACCGCACCGCCGTCTCCGAATCCTTCATGCGCCTGTTCGATGCGAGAAAACCAGGCGCGAAGATCAAGGTCAATCCCCAAGGGTCAGAAGGCTTCCAGAAACTCGATGGGCCTGCCCCGCAAGTGCTCCAGCTCGCGATGGAATACATGAGCGGGATGATCGAGCAGTTCCGGGATCTCTCAGGAACAGCGAATCTCCAGCAACTGCTGCAACTCCGCCAGATGCCGGGCGCTGAAACCATCAGAGCCTACTCGGAAGCCCTGACTCCTGAACTGCGGCAGGAAGGCCGGATGATCGAGGCGTTTCTCCGCGATGTGGGAGAAATGACCAAGGTCAACACCTTCCAGTATCAGACCGCGCAGAAACGGATCCAACTTCTCGGGGATGCCGGACTCGCGCTGCAGGACTTCGACTTCGATCCTGGGACACTCGTGCCGGCGTTGACGAAGACAGATCCAACCACTGGGCTTCCGACACCCGGATACGTCCCAGAACTCGACGCGGAACTCTCTGCTGCCGAGCGCGCGCGGTATTTCCACAAGCAGTTCGTCTTCACCGTCGCTCCGAACAGCCTCCTCGCGATGAATGCGCAGGAGCAGAAGATGCTGAGGCTCCAGTTGGCGAGGATGGGGTACGTAGATTTCTGGACGCTAATGAACGATCTGGAGATACCGAATGTGGGAACGCCCCCGCCGATTCCACTGCCACCGTTGACTCCTCCAGACCCCAGAGAGGTCATGCAGGATCTGATGGCTCAAGCGGGTGTATCACTGGGACCGAATGGAGAAGCGATTCCAAACGGTCAGCCGCAGGCGCCTCAGAAATATCTCATAGACCCGAACACAGGTCAACTGGCTGAGCTACGCGTGCCGACCACGATAACTGAGCGCTTACAGGCCCAGCAGATGCTCGGAATCGGAATGACTCAGTCGCCTGCGGGTAGGAAGGCCAGCGGAGAAAGTTCTCCGCAGTTGGAGCAAAAATCCGACAGCATGGGCGCACCGAGAACGACGGTCACTGAGAGTAGCGCATCAAAGAATCACTGAACATGCGCCCAAGTGATCCTCTTGATGACGCATTGGATGGCGAAGCGACTGACGCCATATTTTCTGGCGAGCGCGTTCATCGACGTGTCGGACGGATACGGCGCGGTGCCACGTTGATACGACGATCGGATCTCTCTCACCTGAAGTTCAGTGAGTTTCGAGTTGCAGTTGGATTCGCCCGGACGTGGCTTGCCGTTGTTCTTCCGGCGACCTTTTCTCGCTGCGTCTTGGATGTTCTCTTTCTGCGTGCCCGGCCACAGGCACGATGGATTGACGCAGAGCGGAGTGTCGCAGGCGTGGCACAGATTCAGGCCTTCTGGAATCTGACCAACGAAGTGCTCGTAGGACCACCGATGCGCACGATGGTTTCTGCCCTCGGCCCAGAATCGTCCGTAGCCATCAGGCCACTTGTCGCCAATCCAGATCCAGCACTTCGCATCCTGCCGCACATACTTGAAAAATCGAGGCAGCGGATCGGCGAGCGGACGCGGTTTTCTCTCGTAAACACCGGTTGGCATGGCGCGCATCATACCACGGTGAAGAATGGCTAGTGCTGCTGCGCTCGTCAGTCGGATTCTGGAGGAGACCAATTCCCCCACCTCGCCGACGTTTTCCTCGATTGTCGAGCGGATGTATGAGCAGAAATTCACGGGGACGATGGTGCTCCATGTGCTGAATGGCGTGCCTCGGAGGATCGAGTTTCCGCAGTCGGTGTTGGTGGATCTGGCCCTCCCGTGGGAGTCCGAGACACCGAAAACGTGACGTGGTAGACTCCGCATTTAAGGGCAGGCTGACAAAGGCGCTGATCACGCCCCGCTCGGGAGGGAACTCCCCGGCCAGCCGCCCATATTCATTCCCATGGGTTCATTCCGCACGTTGAAGCGTCGGCGCCAGCGCGAGAAGTCGCGCGCGGCGCGCTGGGTGCCGCGAGGGCCGCATTCGGGAATGGATCTCGGTCGGTTGAACGATGCCTTGGTTGGCCGGATCCTGCCGGGGATCGTGGACAGCTTCTTCCGCGAGTCGCCGCTGATGGCGATGCTCAAATCCCGATAGCCACTTGACAGGCGTGTAGTCTTCGCGCATTCTCATCCGCACAGCCGTAGTCCGGACGCCGCTCTCGCCGGCGCGATCCGTGAGCACAGGCCACTTCGGGGAGTCCTCTCCCTCCCGAAGTGGCCTGTTGCATTTTACGGAGGTTTTATGGGTTACGAAGGATTCGCCAAGGTGAAATCAGAGGTCGCACAGAGCGGCGCGAAAGATCCAGGTGCGGTCGCCGCGGCCATCGGTCGGAAGAAGTATGGCGCCAAGGCGATGACGTCAGCGGCGAAGTCGGGGAAGAGTCTCCGTGGGCACCGCACCATCTCGGGGAGCCGCTAGATGGCTTCAGTGCTTGGTGTTCCTGTCTCTGCCGGTTTTGCCCCACAGAATCTGGATGCGCCGGCCTCTGCGCCTCCGCTTCAGAAGAGTGCCGCGCCTCCGCAGTCTCCTGCCCTTCCGAGAAAAGCGCCCCTTGCGCAGACTCGACGCAAGCCCGCGATGAAACGGGGTGTCCCGAGCAAGCAGATGGGCCAGCGGACGATGAGGAAGCGCTAATGCCCAAGGACATGCAGGGCGTGATGCAGGAGTTCAAGCAGGGCGCACTCCACAGCGGCTCTTCGACTGGCAAGACGGTCACGAATCGCAAGCAGGCGATTGCGATTGGCCTCTCCGAACAGAAGCAGATGAAGAAGGCCTCACGGTCGATGGGAGGCAAGCGGTAATGGCGAATCTGCAACCGTATCCAGCAAATCCCAAGATGTCGAAATCCGAGCAGGACTATCAGGCCGAAGACGACTTTCGCACGCTCTCACGAGCGGATGAGGTGAAGTCGGATAAAGGCCGGATGTCCGGGGTGAAGAATCACGCCAAGAAGACCATGGCGAGTTGTTCCAGAGTGATGGGCGGGAAACGCTAGTGGCCGGACCTCCTCCGTCCCCTGTCCTCCCGCCGGGCGGAGATTCCAACGTCCTCAACGGTCCTCCGCCGTCTCCGGCGATGCCTCTCGCAGGGCCGATGCCGGGGCAGAGCGGACCTGGTTCTATTCCCTCTGGCTTGATGCCACCGGAAGTCCTCACTGGGCTCATGGCGACCGGTCAGTCGATGCTCAAGAATCTCGATACGTTCGCGCAGGTTGCCCCAGACCTTGCGTCGGACGTGGCTGTCGTGCAAGACGGCCTGAATCGTCTTCTGGGGAAACTACTCGTTGCAGGGGGTCAGGCCACTAGCCCAACGTCCGCACCCATGCCGTTCGCCGGCGGGGGTCAGGACCGCGGAGGTGCGTCTGCGCAGTATCCGCCCCTCGCGTAACGGAGATCCCAATGCCCACGAATCCTGAAACCGGCAAAGACTTCTTGGCTCGCGCGATTGCGGCCCTTCCTGAAGGACTCCGCTCGCAGGCTGAAACCATCTTCAACGCCCCTGACGCGACCTCGGCGCTCGATTTCATCGGGCAGGGCGTCAAGCGTCAGGACGACTACTCCCGACAACTGGACGAAGTGCGCACCATGCAGGCCCGCGCACGCGCCGACTCCGAAAACGCACAGGCACTGGCGGCTCGCGTGCGTGAGGTCGAAGCGCAGCAGGTCGAGTGGTGGAACCAGAACCGCACGGCACTGGAGAGCGCCACGAATCCGGCTCCTGTCGCGGCACAACCGGTCCCGGCCAACGTGATCACCGAAGACAAGTTCAACGCGACCCTCCAGGAAGCGTTGGGCGTCATTGGGTGGTCCTCGACGACCTCAGCGCGTCACATGCAGACCTTCAATGAAGTTCTGGATGTGCCGCAGATCATCGCGGAAGCGACGAGCAAGAAGGTGTCGCTCGAGCAGGCCTACCGGGAGCACTTCCAGACCCAGTATCAGGAACGCGCGACGAAGATCGAGAACGAACGAGTCGCGAAGATCAAAGCCGATGCGGTGGCCGAATTCCGCGCCGCGAATCCCAACATCCCGTATCCCGTGCCCTCCAGTGCCGGTGCAAGTGCCGACACACTGGGAGGCTTGACCGGAGACCGATCGCAGTTCGGCCCCGACGCCGCCGCAGCCGAATACAACCGGCTCATCGCGGCGCGTGGCGCTGCCTAGTTGACCGGCGGGATCCGTCCGGTCCACGGAGACTGACATGCCCCTGCTTCTTTCAGAAGTTGATACCGTCGCGACGACAAAGATCCTGCCGGGAGTCGCGGACAACTTCTTCAAGGCCGACCCGGCCATGGCCTACTTCAAGTCACGCTTTCAGCGCGGGTGGACCGGCCCGTCGATTCAGGAAAACTACGGCTTCCGTGCCCTCAAGGGCGGCGCCTACCGTCCGGGTCAGCAGTTCGACATCCAGAAAGTGCGAACCTTCTCGGGCATCCGGTTCACGCCGCGCTACTACGACGTGAACGTCACGGAGATCCTGGAAGAACTCGAAGTCGAGATGGCCGGTCCGACGGCCGCCTTCAAGCGACTGGACATCGACATGGCCGAAGCGGCGCTGACGCTCTCGGGCATTCTCGCCTGCGCGATCTACCAGAACGGGCAGGATCTGACGGCCTCCGGTGGCGCGGATCGCTCCGCGGAACTGAACGGCCTTGAAGAGGCACTGACCGACGGGGTGAACACGACCTTCACGGGCTCGACGTTCACGACCTACGGCGGCCAGCAGCGCGGTGCGGCTGGCGGAATCGGCAACGCCCTGAACTCTCCCGTAGGACTCATCACGCCGAGTCAGACGACCACGTCGTTCCGTGTCCTCGAGCACTCGTATCTCTCAGCCTGTGTGGGCAAGGAGCATCCGAAACTCGGGATCACGACGAACCGCATGATGGGCTACATCGCGGAGACGTTCACGCCCCAGCAGAAGATCGACACGGTCGATCCGGAGATCAACTGGCCTGGCCTGAAGTTCAACCAGTCCACGATCGTCATGGGGCAGTATGTTCCCGGGCAGGACATCTCGGACGATGATGTCAGCCAGCTCGGCGCGGTCCGTCCGTCCTCGGGTGAGACCTTCTGGTGGTTCAATCCGGGCGACCCGGGCGACAAGGCTTACATGAAGCTCTGGATCGCTGCCTCGCCGAAGTTCGCGTTCGGCTTCACCGGCTTCAAGGGCGCGCGCGACGACAACATGGTGGCCGGACAGATTCTGTTCGCGGGCAACTTCTCGAACATCTCGCCTCGTTACAGCCGTGCCCTTTACGGCCTGACGAAGTAACTGCTGACCCCTCACTAGGAGACTAGTCACATGTCGAACAACTTCGGGGGACAGCAGGCAGCATGGTCCCCCACGGGTGACCCCGAAACCCTCAACGAGCCGGTCATCCCGAACGCGCTTCGGGGCCAGCTCGGGATCCACGTCCAGGTGAAGGATCCCGGCCCTGCCGGGTCACCCGGAGCGGTGGTCTCACGCGACAAGCAGTATCAGTTGGTCAAGACGGACTCCACGATGACCGTCGGTCCCTACCGAGGGGCCGTGGCGTGGTGGAGCAACAAGGCCACGTATCTGGTCACCACGACGGTCACGACGATTGGCCGTGGCGCGGTGGCGGGAGTGTTCGGCAACGCGGTGACGCCGGGCAACTACTGCTACATCCAGACCAACGGGCCGGCGACGGTGAAATACATCGACACGCCGGCCTCGGCGCCGCTGGCGACGCGACTGTTCGTCATCCCGTCCTCGACCAACGCGAAGGCGGATTGTCTGGCGGCCGGCACGGCGCCGAGCTACCCGATTCTCGGCTACTCCGCGTCGGTGCAGGCGTCGGATGCCACCGGGGTGGTCGATCTCGACGTGCCCTACACGCCGTAGTCTGAGGATTTCATGGCGACCCTCACACTCTCAACCATCCGGCAGAACCGGGACAACTGGAGCACGCACAAAGTCCAGTTCTTCCTCTACACCGGACCTTCGTCCTACGTCGCGGGAGGGGATTCGTTGCTCCCTGCCGATGTGGGCTGGAGTTCCTTCGACGGCGTGGATGTCCTTGGGGTTGCCTACAACGGCAGCAACACGGTGCGTCTCGTCGGCTACGACTACACCGCACAGAAGTTCGTGTGGTATGTCCCGAACACCGGGTCGGAAGCCTCCGGCGACCTCAGCACGTATACCGTGCGAGTGATGCTGGTCGGACACGGCTAAAGACCGCCCGTTGCCGCACGCGACGGCCCAAGGCACTCAGAGTTCGTCCCCGCGGATTACGGGGTGCCACCTGGTCGCGTGCGGCGCGGCGGTTCAGTAACCGCTGATGGCCGTGACTTTCGAAGACGTCTGGCGTTCTGTCCGGTTGCAAGCTCCGGACGTGCCGCCGATGCTCGCCCGCAAGTTCGTGCAGGACACGTATAACCTGCTCGCGGACAAGCGGGGCTGGACCTGGCTGACGCTGGAAACGGCGCTCCAGACGGTGGTGCCTCGCACTATCACGACCGCGATCGTGTCGCGAGGGTCCACTGCCGTGACCTCAACGGCGCAGTTTCTGGCGACGGACACGGATCTCCAGTTTCGGGTGGGCTTGGGAGAGACGTTCACGCTGACGTATGTGAATGCTTCCAGTGCGACGTTGGACCGGGCGTATACCGGGGTCAGTGGGACGGTGTCGGCGGTCATCAATTCGGCGTATGCGATTCTGCCGACGACGATAGGGCGGTTCCTGTGTCTGATCGATCCGATCGCGCAACGGCGATTGACATGGACGAGAACACAGGACGAGTTGAACCGGATGGACCCCCTGCGGACCTCCGCCGGGCAGCCTGTGCTGTTAGCCAGTCTGCCGTATCAACTCGCTGGACGGTCGGTTTACGAGTGGTGGCCGCGTCCCAGTCAGGCGGCGACGTATCCGGCGCTGGTGGTGACTCGACCCGCCCCGTTGGCGGATACCGATTCCTTTACTGGGACACTGGCGACCCGTCCTGACGTCTTGGAGATGGGGGCGCTGGCTCGTGCGGCGAGTTGGCCGGGCACGAGTGACCACCAGAACGCGTATTTCAACCTGCAACTTTCGCAGTTGTTGATGCGGCAGTTCGTGGACGTAGCCCAGCAACTCGATCTGCGGGATGATGATGTCGCGCAGCAGAGTTGGGATGTCGAGCAGTGGGAACGCCGCTCGGCGTGGGAATTCGCTTACGATACGCATCTGATTCGGTCGACGGACATGTCAGCCGGCGGTGATTACTACGGCTGGGGGGGATTCTGATGGCTTTCAATTCACCATTCGACAACGCCGTGCTGCCGAGTGTGACACCGGACTCCGATCACACGGATCAACTCGGGGGATTCGATCTCAGCAACGTGAGTCAGGGTGCGGGATCAGGCACGCTGAATTCGCCTATGGGCGACACGAACTTCGTCGGGTCCACGTCGGACAAGGAAACGTCGAACACGCAGTCGGGTCTCCCGCAGCGTCCGACCGTTGTGCAGGTCGACGGAGCCCCGGCGACGGGTGCGACGGTGCCGATGCCGGACATGACGACCACGCCGAACCCGAAACTGTAGGGACATCATGGGCTTCATCTCCTACCAGTTGACGCTGAACGGGAACGTGCAACGGCTCTCCGATGCTCTCCCGAACGGGGGACTGGACGCGCGTGGACAGTTGGACCCGACGTTTGACGTCCCGCTGAGAGCCGTGACGTTTCAGGGACTGAAGGCGAACACGAACGACATCTTCATCGGCAGCACGAATCTGGTGTCCTCGACCGTCCATGCGTTCCGCGTGGATTCGACAGATAGTGCCCCGCCCATCATCGTCGGCAGTTACGATGGCGGGGGCAGTAAGCCCAGCGATTTCTACGTCAAGGGCACCAACGCAGAGGTGCTTCTCTTCGGTGGCGTTACCTACTAGGAGACTGACAAATGGCCTGCCTTTCAATACCACTCCGCCGCACGGCCTCGACCACGGCCTCTGTCGGCTCCATGTCGTCCGATGCGACTCGTCCGCGCCGTGCGCGTCTCTACGACGTGCTGGTGGGCTCGGAAGGGTCGCCGGCGGACAACGCGTTCCTCTACGTCTTTCAGCGGTTCACCGCCGCAGGGACGTCCACCGGTGTCACGCCGAGAAACCTCGATCCCGCTGATGCGACGACCGAGTTCGACGCGGGTCAGAACCACACGGTGGAACCGACGTATACCGCCGGTGGTGAACTGCTGTTCATCCCGGTGAACCAGAGAGCGACCATGCGGTGGGTCGCGGCTCCTGGTTGTGAGTTGGTCATCCCGGCGACCGCGTCCAACGGGATTGGCATCCAGACGCCGACCTCGAGCGCGGTGGTCGTGACAACGACGAACTACCTGAACGAGCTGTAGTCATGCCGCTCTACGAGTTCACGTTTATCGATACGTCCACGATCCAGGTCTTGGCGCCGTCTGCGGCCGACGCCAAGGCCCACGTGGATCATCTCGTGGCGGAGAGCAAGTTCGTGGACAACGGGTATCGCGGGAAGGCGCTCGCCTCACCGGATGCGCGGGAAGTGGACAAGTTCGCCCAGCGCGAAGCCGAGAACGCCGCCCTGCGCGCCGGGAGTTAGCTCGTGCGTCGTCCCCACGGCTACTTCTATGGCGCTGGGGATGGGCGGCCCTTCGAGGCTGACGCGTGTATGTGTCCTCACTGCAACATGCACTTCATGGTGCAGCCGAAGGCCACTGCTGCCCAACTCGGTCAGTTCTGCACCAACTGCATGGCGCAGTGTTGCACCAAGCCCGCCTGCAACGCTGGGTGCTCCCACTTTATGAAGGCGATTGAAGCCTCGGAGGCGAGAGATCGTCTTCGTCGTAGTCTTGGAGTTTCCCCATGACCCCAGCACAGTTGCAGACTCTGAAGTCAGACATCGCCGCGAATCCGAATCCCACTGGCCAGCCGGGGTCGATCTACTCGACCGTCGCCGTCAATGCGGTGCCGAACAACTCGGATGGCAACTTCGCCATTGCGTTCTGGTATTCGCAGATCACCGCTCCGGCCGTCATCGTCTACCGGAACAACATCCCGGTGTATCAGGTCGGGAATGCGATGTTGCAGACGGACATTGCGAACCTGACGGCGACGAACCTGTCACGGCTGCAGACCTCGGCCGCGTATGCACTGCAAGGCTTCACGGGCAGCGCGAACACGGAGGCTGGATTCGCGGATGTGTTCTCGGTCGCTGGTGCCTCTGGGACGCGAGCGAACCTTCATGCGCTGTGGAGGCGCACGGCGCTCAGGATCGAAGCCCTGCTGGCCTCTGGGAGCGGCACAGACGCCTCCCCGTCCACGATGGGCTATGAGGGCACGTTGAGTGCGGGTGACGTGCAGACAGCACGGAATAGTTAACCATGGCTGTTATCAACGAAAAACTACCTGCCGGATCTGTCACCATCACGATCAACCCGCAGGGCGTGGCGACCTCGTCCACGTTCGTCGCTGGGGTGGAATCCGATGCGGTCACGAACATCACGAACCTCGATCTCGACCATCAGATCAGTGGGGTGTGGCGGGCTGGGACCACTCCAACAGCGAACACGCAGGTGCAGATTTGGATCATCGCGCCCATCAGCGACAACCTCGCTGGCACGGTGACGTGGCCGGATGTGTTCGATGGGACGAACAGCGCGGAGACAGTGACGAGCGCAGGCGTGCTGCAGGGGTTCGGGCGGCTCGGGGCGGTGCTGAACATCGACAGCAACACCAGTAGCCGTGATTACCCCTACGGGCCGTTCTCGGTGGCTGCGCTCTATGGCGGGATGATGCCGACGCAATACGTCGTCTTCATCACGAACGGCTCGGGTGCCACTAGT